AAACAACCTGATCTAAAAATAATCCAAGCCACGAATAACGCTGAGTTAGCCGTGAGATTTGGTCGTAAGGCAAAGTCACTAATCGACACGGAAGATTATCAAAAAATATTTAACACAAGATTACGTGAGGACTCACAAGCGGCAGGTAAATGGGAAACAGCACAAGGCGGCGAATATTATGCAGCCGGTGTTGGTGGATCAATTACAGGTCGTGGTGCTGATCTATTAATCATTGATGACCCACACTCGGAGCAAGACGCGCTGAACGTGGCTTCTTATGATAGAGTTTACGAATGGTATACGTCAGGTCCTAGACAACGTTTGCAACCTGGGGGTAGAATAATTGTTGTGATGACTCGATGGTCAGTAGCTGACTTGACAGGTAAATTAATGAAAGCCCAAAAAGAAGCAAAAGCAGACCAGTGGGAAGTGATCGAGTTCCCTGCCATATTACCATCAGGCAAACCAGTATGGCCAGGATACTGGAAACTAGAAGAGTTAGAAGCGGTAAAAGCATCCGTCAATATACAAAAATGGAATGCACAGTACCAGCAAAACCCAACAGCCGCTGAGGGATCAATCATTAAAAGAGAATGGTGGGTGCCGTGGGAGAAAGACGAGTTGCCGCCACTAATGCACGTGATCCAATCTTATGACACCGCGTTTATGAAAAAGGAAACAGCTGACTACAGCGCCATAACTACATGGGGAGTGTTCCAACCAAACGAGGATACGGGACCACGGCTTATATTATTAGACCTTGTAAAGGATAGATACGAGTTTCCAGAACTGCGTAGAATAGCAAAAGAACAGTATGATTATTGGAAACCAGAGACTGTAATTGTAGAGGCAAAAGCGTCAGGACTGCCTTTGACCTATGAAATGCGTAAACTGGGTATACCGGTTATTAACTTTACACCAAGCAAGGGAAATGATAAACATACTAGAGTGAACTCTGTTGCTCCGTTATTTGAGTCAGGTATGATTTATTATCCGGATCGCAAGTTCTCTGAAGAGATGATTGAGGAGTGCGCTGCATTTCCACTGGGGGAACACGATGACCTAGTTGATAGCATGACTCAAGCAGTAATGAGATTTAGGCAAGGTGGCTTTATAGAACATCCAGAAGATTACGAGGATGAAGAGTTACCACAACAGCAAAGGACGTACTACTAATGGCAATTAGAGAAAAAGGCTTAAGAGGTATATTAGAAAAGTTAGGTCTTGATAAACTTTTTAAAAAAGCTGAAGAAGTTGAAGTTCAAAAAACAGATGTGGGTGAAGTTTCGGGTAAGTTTGATGAAACAACAAAACCTGGCGAGTTTAAAAAACAAGGTGACATCATAGGGCCAGAAGGCGAAACACAAACTAAAGTTTACAGTTACAGACCAGAATCTTTTTCTGAGATGCAAAAGAGAACGGGCGTAGGAGAGTTCTCTGACGAAGCACTTAGCAGATCATTTATGGATAGTGTTGATGCAGATGTTATGTCATTAGATGAATACATAATGAAAGTCCGTGGCATAAGTTTAGACCAACTAGAAGCAGAAAGAGCTCTAAAAGCAAAAAAGGTTTCACCAGAACCAAAACAAATTGCAACACCAGAAGCTGATAAATTTATATCAGATGTACAAGCTGCAACAAACAGAACAGAAGAAGATATTAGAGAAACAATCGTTGATATTATGAACGAAGGTTATGAAGCAGGTGATCCAAAGAGAACAATGTTTGATGATGATGAAATGATAAATGCATTTCTAGGTGTTAAGAAAGTAAACCAAGGAGACTTTGAAGAGTTTGTAGATACTTTTATGAAAAGATTGGTTGCAAGAGAGCCATCAGAATATACACCACCAGTTCTTAGAGATAAAAAATCATTTAAACTTAAAGCAGGAGAAAGAGTTTTTAAAGATGATGATTTCCAAAAATCATATGACATGGCTGATGAATATGGGTTTAGAGTTACAGACGACCCATCAGATATTATTCCTTACAGTCAATTATCAGAAAAAGATATTAGACTAATTAAATTAGGTGTGCCTATGAATAGTAAAAAGTACAAGGCACAGATGAAAGGATTAGAAGAAGGTAAACTTCTATCAGACCTAGAAGATGATCCTATTAAGAAAGCAAATGCAAAAGCTTTTGAAGATGCATCAGGTGCAACAGAAAGAACAAAAATAATTAAAGCAAACGAAGACCTAAAAGAACAAGCAACAAAAGAGATTATGGAAGCTATTGAAGAAGGTAATTTTAGAAAAGCAGAAGCAATAGAAAACGCATTTAATGATGGCACATACGTGCCTGGTGGAAAGAAAAGAACACTAAATGCAAAAGGTGGTCGTATTGGTTTTGCAGATGGTGACTTTGTTGCACCAGAAGACGTAATGACAACTAGAGGAGACAATGAAAGTAGAATAGCTGAGTACATGGCAAAGATAGAAACAGGTGAATTAGTTTACGATCCTGAAACAAAACAGTTTATACCTGCTCCAAAGAAAAGACGGAGACAAAATACTAGACCTGCCGACAATGAAGAATACATGTCTGACTTGATGTATAGAATGAAGATGAACGAGATGTATGGTAAAAAAGATGGTGGTCGTATTGGTTTTGCAGAAGGTGGTGGCGGACCAAAAATAAATAGACGTAATTTTTTACAACTTGCGGGCGCAGGACTTGCAAGTTTAATGTTTCCATTTGGAAGAGCTGCTAAAGAAGCTGCACCAGTGGTTACTAAAGCAATTCAACCAGTCGCAGGAATGCCTGATTGGTTTCCATTACTTGTAAATAGAATTAGAACCAAAGGTAAAGTTACAAGCGAACCAGATTATGCAGCGTTTACTTCTGGTGGTGATACTGAAAAAATTTACAAACTTGATGACTATACTTTGTACGAAGATATGGCTACAGGTAAAGTTACAGTAAGTGGTAGAGGTAACGACTACCAACAAGTTTCTATGGAATACACTCCAGGTGAAAATAAAGTTATGACTACGAAAAATCCTATTACAGGAAAAATGGAAAGAGGAGTCATGACAGAAAAACCAACTTTTGAAGCAGGAGAATACGCAAAAGGTGACCCATATGATTATGAAAATTTTGGCGACTTTGATGATCTAAAAGGTGACGTTCGTAACTGGGAAGATTTTGCAACGGGTGGTAGAAAAACAGACGAGAAAACAGTAAAACAAGCTGTAGAAGAGTTTATAAATAAACAAACAGACCCAAATATTATAGATGACATGGCAAAAGGTGGTAGAGTAGGCATGGCACAAGGTGGCATAGCATCTAAATTTAAGGAGAGAGTACACTATGGTAATTGATAAAAAAACATTGAATGTTCCAAGACCAAGACGTTCATTCCAAATAAAAGGGCCACAAGCAGGCGCTGCCGCTGCAACAGAAATGTTGCAACAACAAATGAATGTCAAACCACCGATAGAAGTTACACAAGATGAAGATGGTGGTGCAACTATTGATTTTGATCCGCAAGCATTAAACGCAACATTAGGACCACAAGGTCATAACGAAAACTTAGTTAATCTAATGAACGAGGATGACACTGAGCAACTAGCTAGTGATTTAATAGAAGTTTACGAAGACTGCAAAGCGTCAAGACAAGACTGGGAAAATACATATACAAAAGGTATGGACCTTCTTGGTTTTAAATATGAAGACAGAGCAGAACCATTTAGAGGTGCAAGCGGTGCAACACACCCTGTACTTGCAGAGGCAGTTACACAGTTTCAAGCACTAGCATACAAAGAATTATTACCAGCTGATGGACCTGTAAGAGCACAGATTGTTGGTGCTGTTACACCTGAAAGAGAACAACAAGCTGATCGTGTAAAAGATTTTATGAACTATCAAATTATGGTTGAGATGAAAGAGTACGAGCCAGAGTTTGATCAAATGTTATTTAACTTACCATTATCAGGTTCTACATTTAAAAAAGTTTATTACGACCAATTACTAGGTCGTTGTGTTTCTAAGTTTGTACCAGCAGAAGATTTGTATGTGCCATACACTGCAACAAGTTTAGATGATACAGAAACAATTATTCACAAAATAAAAATGAAAGGCAACGATTTACTAAAACAACAGTTGTCTGGTTTTTATGCTGACGTGCCTGTTGAAGAGGATGAAAATGTTGGTGAGGTCACAGAGAAAAAAGACGAGCTAGGTGGTATAGATCCACACAGCGATGAAATTTACAATGTTCTAGAATTTCACACACACTTAGATTTACCTGGTTTTGAAGAGTTAGATGAGATGCAAGAACCAACAGGTTTAAAAGTTCCTTACATTGTTTCTATTGATGAAGGATCAGGAAAAGTTTTAGCTGTCAGAAGAAATTATGACATGCAAGATCAAAACAAAACAAGAAAAGAATACTTTGTTCACTTTAAGTTCCTACCAGGACTTGGCTTCTATGGGTTCGGCCTAATCCACATGATCGGCGGATTGTCTAGAACTGCAACTGCAGCACTTAGACAATTACTAGACGCCGGCACCTTGTCAAATTTACCGGCCGGATTTAAAATGCGAGGCATTAGAGTACGTGATGAAGCTCAACCGTTGCAGCCGGGTGAGTTCAGAGATGTCGATGCTCCTGGTGGAAACTTAAGCGACGCATTCATGCCTTTACCGTTCAAAGGCCCTAACGCAACGTTGCTACAGCTTATGGATTTTGTAGTTCAATCTGGGCAACGTTTTGCAAGCATAGCAGATATGCAGGTCGGTGACGGAAATCAAAGTGCAGCTGTTGGTACAACAGTTGCATTACTAGAACGAGGTTCTAGAGTTATGTCTGCAATCCACAAAAGATTATATGCATCAATGAAACAAGAATTTATGTTATTGGCTGATGCTTTTGCAACATATCTACCACCGGTTTATCCGTACGATATTATTGGTGCACAAAAACAAATTAAACAAGCAGACTTTAACGAAAGAATAGATATTATCCCTGTAGCAGATCCAAATATCTTTTCTCAAACACAAAGAATTACAGTTGCACAAAGTGCACTACAATTAGCAATGTCAAATCCAAAAATGCACAACTTATACGAAGCGTATAGAGGTATGTATGAGGCACTTGGTATAAAAAACGTAAATGTTATACTACCACCACCGCAAAAACCTGCTGCGATGGACCCTGCTATGGAAAATATTATGGCAATGTCAGGAAAACCATTCAAAGCATTCCCAGGACAAGACCATCAGGCGCACATGGATGCACATTTGACATTTATGGGTACGTTTATGGCTAGAAATAACCCTCAAGCACTTGCATTATTGTCAAAAAACTGCATGGAACACATTGCATTGATGGCTCAAGAGCAAGTTCAGCTAGAATTTCAAGAAGAAATTGCACAAATTCAGCAATTAACAGCAAATATCCAACAAATGGGCGGTATGAACCCGAAAAATCCACAAGTTATGCAGGTTCAACAGCAAATTAAGCAAGAAACTGACAAAATTGAAGCTAGAAAAGCCCAATTAATTGCTCAATTAACCAATGATTACCTAGAAGAAGAGAAAAAAGTGTTAAATCAGCTTGATAATGACCCATTATTGAAATTAAAGGCAGACGAAGTGCAGTTAAGAGCTCAAGATCAGCAAAGAAAAGAGAAAGAAAGCGAAGAAAAAGCCAATATGGAGACTCTAAAATTGATCAGAGGAGGTCAAGAATTTGACGCTAAATTACAGCAAGATGACGAACATGCTAAGCTTAGGGCGTCTGTTTCACTTGCAAAAGACGGCATAAAACAGATGAAAGCAACAGTAATAGAGGATAAATAATGCCTATTGATGCTGATGTAAAGGGAGGATACGGAACCGCAGGAAATAGACCTAACGATCCTAGGGATAGAAATAAAGACGACACCAAGGGCGGAGAAGGTAACAGCGCTTTACATGATTTTTCTTATCAACCTACTCAAACTAATTATCTAGGCACTCAAGATTTCGAACAAGATTTTTCAAACACAAGTCAAGATTACGATCCTAGTAAACATACCAATAATATTATTGAGGCCATGTTTAGCCCTGATCTTACGTTTAAATACAACCCACAAATGGACTATGTAGACAGGGTTTATGGTGGTCTTAGACCTGATCAGAAACAAAGGATATTAGATCAAGTAGACCCTAAAGGAATTTTTGGTGGTAATTTTGGTTCTTTTGTAGATGCAAACTACGGTAATTTATATGATGCAGGTAATATTACAGGTCAAAATATTGCAGATGCTTTTACTAGTGTAGCTGATTATTTTACCGCCATGCCAAATAAGATAGCCAACTACAATCCAACAATGCCAACACAAGAAGGTATTACAAGTTTAACACAGAACATAGGCAAAACCATTTTTGCAAACCCTTTTACAACTCTGATGGGAATGAATCCTGCAGGACTTCCTCTAGGACTGTTCGCAGCTTTAACTATGAATGAAGGTCCATTTAAGTTAAATGAAGATGGCACTTACAATCCTGAACTTGGAGATATTGCAAACTTAACAAACGCACCTTCTAATTACATAAACGCTATTGCAAACTATCAAGGTCAATTAACACCAGAACAAATGTCACAAGTGGCAAGTGGTATGGCAGCAAAAGCAGAAGAACAAGCGAATACTAAAACTGGAGTAGAACTTACAGCAGAAGAAAAAGCAGCGTTACAAGCTCAAATGAATGCGGCAAGTATACAAAGTTACAAAGACACACTTGATCAACAACAGTTAAGAATATACGAAAGACTTGCGGGACAAGGTTATAATGATGATTACATCAGAGCATACTTAGGTTTACTATGAAAAAAGAAAAGAAAATCAGCAAGGTAATGCGTGAGTTTAAAAAAGGTAAATTAAATATTGGAAAAAGTAAGAAAAAGGTTAAAAATAGAAAGCAAGCCGTAGCCATCGCGTTAAGCGAGGCCGGTGTAAATAAGAAGAGGAGACGCAAATGATCGAATCAATAAAAGAAAAAGCAATGCATTACTGGACAGAGCACAAGTATATAGTTTGTGCTGTTGCTTTTGTAATCGTAGTTCTACTAATAGGTAACTTCACATAACCATATGATACTTGACGTAGTCAAACTAGCAATCGGCGCTGGCACACACATAATGACAAATAGACAGAAGCGCAAAATGCTCGAGTCAGATGCTGCTATGTTGCATGCACAAAAAATGGCTAATGGTGAAGTCGAGTATCAACAAACTGTAAGACAATCAAATGACAAGGGATGGAAAGACGAGTTCGTTTTGATTTTAATTTCGCTCCCAATTTTATTGTTGATATGGAGTGTGTTTAGTGATGATCCAACAATACAAGAAAAGATAGATGTGTTCTTTGACAAGTTTGCAAATCTGCCTTTTTGGTACCAGAGTCTATTTATTGGCGTGGTCGCTTCGATATACGGACTCAAGGGCGCAGATATTTTCAAGAAAAAGTAATTTGACTTAAAAATACATTTGGGGGAAAAGATGGGGGACGAAAACAAACCCAAGAATCCACTTGATGAATTCTGGGCACAAATAGGAGATAAAAAGAAAAAATATGTCAGAAGTTACAGACCCAATAAACGTGATATACAAACTTCGAAGAGAGCTACAAACTCAAATGGAAACTCTGGTACAAACCCTCGCAAACGGCGGGATTGACAATTACGAAGAATATAAGTATATCTTAGGTAAGATCCACGCAACGGATAATATAAATCAGGAACTCTCTAACCTGCTAGAACCAAAGGAGCCAAATAACGATGATGACAAAGTCACACGCATTAGAAACTAAATACGAAGAACAAGACAAAGAAGCTACAGAAGCACCTACCAAAACAAATTTAGAAAAATTACCTGACCCTACGGGTTGGCGTATACTTGTTATGCCTTTTCAAGTAAAAGAAGAAACAAAGGGCGGAATTATTATTGCACAAGAAACATTAGACAGAGCAAGAGCTGCTGTACAAGTTGGTTATGTTTTAAAAAAAGGTCCACTGTGTTATGCGGATAAAGAAAGATATCCCACAGGAGCATGGTGTGAAGAAAAAGATTGGGTGATCTTTGCAAGGTATGCAGGATCACGCATGGAAATAGATGGTGGAGAGATAAGAATGTTAAACGATGATGAGATACTTGGGACAATAGGGGATCCTAAAGATCTTATTCACGCAATGTAATCATAGGAGGATTTACTATGCTAGACGAAAAAATAGACGTCGGTGATTTAGACGAACAAGAAACAGAAATAGATCTTGACGCTGCACCACAAGAAGAACAACCAGAAGAGAAACCAGAAATAGAAATTGCTGAAGCTCCTGGTACAACACACGAAGAAACAGAAGAAGTAAAAAAGGCAGAACCAAAAGAGGAACTGTCTGAGTATTCTGAAAGTGTAAAAAAGAGAATAGCAAAACTTACGCACAAGATGCGAGAGGCTGAAAGACAAAAAGAAGAAGCCATTGAGTATGCTAAAAATCAAAAAAGTTATGCTGATAAATATCGACAAAGATATGAATCATTAGATAGTGACTACACAAAAGAATTTGAAAAAAGAGTTACGTCAGGAAAAGAGGCTATACAAACAAAACTAGCAGCAGCGATTGCGTCTGGTGATGTAAATGCTCAAGTTGCAGCTCAAACTGAATTAGCTCAATTATCAATGGATGCTAGTAGACTGGCTAGAATAAAAGAAGTTGACCAAAAAATGGTTACTCCACAAGAACCAGAAGCACCAAAACCACAAGCACCAAGACAGCCAGATCCCAAAGCAGACGCTTGGGCAGCTAAAAACCCTTGGTTTGGTACAGATAATGCAATGACTTACACTGCATTTGACATACACAAACAGCTTGTAGAACAAGAAGGTTTTGATGGTCAGTCTGACGAATATTACGCAGAAGTTGATAAACGAATAAGACTTGAATTCCCACATAAATTTGATAATGTGGGATCAAATACAACAGCTGAACCAGTTCAGACTGTTGCAAGTGCAAATCGTCCGGCCGCAAAGGGACGCAGAAAAACTGTGAAGCTCACACCATCACAGGTAGCTATTTCTAAAAGACTAGGTGTGCCACTCGAAGAGTATGCGAAACAATTAGCCGCGAAGGAGGTATAAGCATATGGAAAAGAAAACGAATAAAAAAACTTCCCGCGCGAGTCAGACTCGGGCTAAAACTGAAAAGCCTAAAGTATGGACTCCACCATCAGCACTAGATGCACCGCCTGCACCAGACGGATATAGACACAGATGGATAAGAGCCGAGAGTATGGGAAACGATGATTCCAAAAATATTACCGGTAAAACTCGATCTGGTTGGGATTTTGTCAGAGCTGACGAATATCCTGATGAAGACTACCCGTCAGTAGAAACAGGTAAGTATGCAGGTGTTATAGGAGTTGGTGGCCTTGTGCTGGCAAGGATACCCGAAGAGCTCGCGCAACAACGAGAAGCATATTATCAACAGATGACTGCTGATCGTACTGAAGCATTAGATAACGATGTCTTGAAGGAACAGCACCCAAGTATGCCGATCAACCAAGATCGACAGACTCGTGTAACTTTTGGTGGTACAAAGAAATAGCATTTTGATATTTCGACCACTGATATAAACAACAACCTTTAAGGAGGGTAAAACATATGGCAAATTTAGACGCCGCATTTGGTTTGAACCCAGTTGGCAGTATCAGCGGAGGAGCTAACCAAAAACTCAATGAGTACAAAATTGCATCTAACGAAGCTAATGCAATTTTCCAGGGCGACATGGTACAGCCAGACTCTGGCAATATCCAGCAAGCTGGAACAGGTACGACTAACATTGGTGTTTTTTGGGGTTGTAAATTCGACGACGCAACAACTAACAAACCAACTTTTAAAAACCAGTCTGCAGCAAGCGGAAACGGAGCTGTAGCTGACGCGTTTGTATATGATGATCCACACCAAGTATTCGAAATACAAGGTGACGGTGCATCTGCACAAACTGACGTTATGCAAACAGCAGACGTAGTCGTAGGCACAGGCTCAACAGCAACAGGTGTAAGTGCAATGGAATTAGATTCTAGTGACATCGGTACTGGTGCCAATCTAATGATTATCGGTTTTTCTGGAAAAACTGGTAGATCAGAAATTGGTTCAGCTAACGCAGTCTACAAAGTTCTAATTAATGAGCACTTGTACGCATAATAGCAGGAGGACATAAATAATGGCTATATCAAGACAACAACTAGCTAAAGAGCTAGAGCCAGGTCTGAATGCATTATTCGGACTTGAGTATAAAAACTACGAGAACCAACACGCAGAAATCTATGATACAGAAAATTCTGATCGAGCATTCGAAGAAGAAGTAATGTTATCAGGTTTCGATAAAGCGAATGTAAAAGCTGAGGGTTCAGCAGTTGCTTATGACAACGCGCAAGAGACTTTCACTGCAAGATATCAACACGAGACAATTGCTCTCGCGTTTGCAATCACTGAAGAAGCGATTGAAGATAACTTGTATGACAAGATCTCTACTCGTTATACAAAAGCACTAGCTAGATCTATGGCTCAAACAAAGCAAGTTAAAGCTGTCAATATTCTTGACAACGCTTTCACATCAGCTACTGGCGGTGACGGTAAAGCACTTTGTGCAACTGACCACCCAACAATAGCTGGAACTTTCTCTAACGAGTTAGCAACATCTGCTGACCTTAGTGAAACTTCACTAGAGCAAGCTTGCATTGACATCGCTAAGATGACTGACGAACGTGGCTTAAAAATTGCAGCGAAAGGGCAGAAGTTAATCATTCACTCTTCACAACAATTTATAGCTGAGAGAATCATGAAATCTGCAAACAGAGTTGGAACAGCTGACAATGACATCAACGCATTGGCATCTAAAGGAATGATCCCACAAGGATATGTGGTAAACAATTTCCTATCTGATGATGACGCGTTCTTCATTAAGACTGATGTTCCTAACGGTCTGAAACACATGGTTCGTGCACCAATCAAAACTGCCATGGAAGGTGATTTTGAAACTGGTAACATGAGATATAAAGCTAGGGAAAGATACAGCTTCGGCTTCTCTGATCCTAGAGGTATCTTCGGATCTCCAGGTGCATAATCGTTAAGGTTACAAACCTATTAAGAGGGGCGCTTCGGCGCCCCTTTTTATTTGCAAATAACATATTAAAAGCGTATATTCACAATACTGCGATAAAATAGTTAATATAGACGCGCGCAGTCGACGGCCTAGAGACTATATTAACGGAAACTAGGAGGATTATATCATGGCTAAAACTACTTTTTCAGGTCCAGTACTAGAAGGTAAAGAGGGTGTAAATATTGAAACTAAAGCTTCAAACTACACTGTCGTTGCTACTACAGACTCAGGAAAAACTTTTGTAAGTTCAACTGACGGAGTTGTATTTACTTTACCGGCAATTGCTACTGGAGAGGTTTACAAATTTGTAAACGCTGCAGAAGATGGCACTAACACATTAACTATCAGCCCAAATGCTTCTGACGGAATCCAGTACGCTGGTTCTGCAACAGATGATAAAGATTTAATCAACACAAAAGCTACCTCTAAACAAGGTGACTATGTTGTGATTGCATCTTTAGACAGCACAACTAACTGGTCAGTTACTGAAGTTAGAGGCGTTTTTGCTAAAGAATCGTAAGATTAATTAATGTGGGGCTTCGGCCCCACAAATTTAGGAGGATAATATTATGGCAGGTGGAGGATCTTTTACATCTGATCAGAGAACAGCTCATCTAGCAGCTGACGGACAATTAGTAACGGGACCTTGTAGAGTAACTTCTATACAAGCAGCAGGAGCAGCAAGCTCAACTGTTGTGTTATATGATGGAACTTCTGCATCAGGAGACTCACATACTTTTAAGTTTGGCACAGAAGGACTAGAGGTGTATGTACCAGGTAGTGGTATAAGATTTAAGACAGGTGTGTTTTTAGATTTAACAGCTACTGGTGGCGTTACAGTAACGTTTAACTAGGGGGCTAAATGGCAACATCAGGTACAACTACTTTTGAAAGTGGTTTCTTAATTGACGATGTCATACAAGAATCTTACGATCGAGTAGGAGTTAAATCAGTAAGCGGTTATCAATTAAAATCAGCAAGACGTTCTTTGAATATAATGTTCCAAGAATGGGCCAATAGAGGTCTGCATTATTGGGAAATAGATAAGACGAATATTGACCTAGTAGAAGGACAAGCAGAGTATAAGTTTTTTAGAAGCACTGATGACGGCACAAGTGCAGTTACAACACCGACAAATGGTATATATGGTGTTGATGATATATTAGAAGCTGCTTTGAGAAATAACAGAACACAAACGACTCAAAGTGATTCTGCTCTTACGAAGATAAATAGATCTACATACTCCGGTTTATCTAACAAATTATCAAAAGGATCTCCCTCACAATATTACGTGCAAAGATTTATTGATCATACAATGTTAACTGTTTACCCAACACCTGACGCAACCGCTGCTACAAAAGATCTTGCAATTTATTTTGTAAAAAGAATTCAAGACGCAGGTGGATATAGTAATACAGCTGACGTTCCTTACAGGTTTGTGCCTTGCATGACAGCTGGTCTTTCTTATTATTTAAGTCAAAAAGTAAAACCAGAATTAGTACAGCAAATGAAATTATTATATGAAGATGAATTACAAAGAGCGTTAGCAGAAGACGGCTCATCTTCTAGTACGTTCATAACTCCACAGGCATATTACCCAAATGTCTAATTTTGCAACAGGTAGAAAATCAAAAGCCATTTCAGATAGAAGTGGTATGGAATTTCCATACACAGAAATGCGTAAAGAATGGAATGGAGCTTTTGTACATGAGTCTGAGTTTGAACCAAAACACCCACAACTAGAACCAAAAGTACAAAAAGGAGATGCACAAGGTTTGCAAAATGCAAGACCAGATAGAGTAGAACCTCCTGTTGCTCACATGTTAGGATTGAATGCTTTTTCTTCTGGTGTCAGAGATTCCATAGTTGTAAATGTAAATGATCCTGGACATGGATTTGTAAACAACGACGTTGTAAGATTTAGAAATACACAAGGTAAACTTCCTCCTTATCCAGAAGTTTCACATTTAGAAGGACATGATTTAGATGTAGCTCAAGGACATGTAGTTACAAAAATAGACAATGATAATTTTTCTTTTAGTCCTAATGATACCTTAGATAAATTTTTGACAGACAATTGCACTCCTGGAACAACGACAGTCTATGTAGATTTAGATGGAACTCTTACAGAATATTATCAAGCAGTAGCAACTTTTGCTACATCACAAGGTTTGTTAGACTCTGGCGGTGATTGGTATGGACTAACTCCAGTGATTGAAGCAGCCGCAGTAAATGCAGCACCTACAACATATTTTCAAAACCTTGCTAAAAGAGCAGAAGCAGACGCTTTGATAGATTTAGTTATAGCTAAAAACGGATCTTGGGAGGTTTTATCTTCTCAAGTAGTTGGAACAAATCAGGTTGCACAAAAAGACGCTTGGGTTACAGCAAACTTTGGCACTCCTGGATCAGGTGTTGGTAGAGCTCCTGCAGCCACTAACTACGCAACTAATTTTAATAAAGGTCCTTACGGTGGAGCTAATAAAATATTAATTGACGACAGAACTACCTATATTAATCAATTTGAAGCTGCTGGAGGTAAAGGCTTTAAATACTATGAAAGTGGTGGTATATTGAGATTTGGAGGAGGCAGGTCATCAGTTGGACCTGTTACAGCATTAGCATGACAACATACGCAGAATTAGTAACGCAGATTAGAGATTACACAGAAACCGATAATCAGGTTTTAACTGATGCTATTATTAATGATTTTATTGAGCATGCAGAGCACAGAATATTTAGAGATATTGAATTAAACAGTGATAATGTTTATGTAAATGGAAACACAGCAGCTAATAATAGGTTTGTTAGATTACCTGGTTTTAGTGCAACAGATCCTAGTAAACCATCTATAGATGAAATAGCGACTATTAGGTATGTGACTTTATACACAGATACGGCTCCTAGAACACGTTTTGATCTAGTTAGAGTTGATCAAGATTTTTTGGCTGAGTATTATGACACCCCAGAAGTGGGCTCTTCGGCTAAACCCAGATACTTTGCTAACTGGGATATGGGCACAATAGTCGTTGCGCCTACGCCCAATGCAGTGTATAAATTTGAGATAGGTATTACTAAAAAACCAACAGGCTTATCAAGTAGTAACACCAAAACATGGGTTAGCGTAAACGCTCCTAATGTTATTTTGTATGCCTGCCTATGTGAAGCTTTTAAGTTCTTGAAAGCTCCACAAGACCAACAAGTGTATGAAGCTTCTTATCAAGAGGCCATACAAGCACTTGCACAAGAACAATTAGGTAAAAAAAGAAGAGATGAGTTTAGGGATGGGTCGTTACGTGTTCCTATACCATCAGCAAACCCTTAATAGGAGAATATTATGGCAATATCACAAGCAGTTTGTAGTGTATTCAAACAAGAGCTTTTAAAAGGAAACCACGATTTTGATGGTGGTGCAACTTACTATCTTGCATTATATACTTCTTCAGCAAACTTAGGAGCTGCAACCACAGCTTATTCTACATCTAATGAAATTACAAATGCATCAGGAACAGCTTATACAGCAGGCGGTAAAGCTTTAACTAACCCTTCTGTTACTTTATCTGGAACAACTGCTTTTGTAGATTTTGATGATGTGTCTTTTACAAGTGCGTCTTTTACTGCAAACGGTGCACTAATTTATAGACAAGATGGTGGTGGCCCAACTAATGATGCTGTTGTTGTGTTAGCGTTCGGTGGTGACTTTACAGCTTCTAATGGTACATTCACAGTTCAATTCCCAACAGCGGGTGGTGGATCAGAGATTATCAGATTAGGATAGGAGGATAAATGGCCTTCGTCGTAAATGATAGAGTCAAAGAAACGACCACAAGCACAGGAACGGGTACAATTAACCTTGCTGGAGCTGAGACTGGTTTTGAAACATTTGTAGCAGGAATAGGTAATAGTAATACAACTTACTACTGTATCCAAGCACAAGGTGGTTCTGCTTTTGAAATAGGTGTCGGTACAGTTACTGATGCGTCGCCTGATACACTTTCACGTACAGCAATTATTTCAAGTTCTAACAGTGATGCTGTTGTTGATTTTGCAGCAGGTACAAAAGATGTTTTTTGTACACTTCCTGCATCCAAAGCTGTAATAGAAGACAGTAGTACAAACGCCGATATTGCTGGAAACTTAACTATTGGTGGCACAGTAGATGGTGTTGATATTGCAGCTAGAGACGCTGTCTTAACTTCTACAACCACGACTGCAACAAACGCAAATACAACCGCTAATGCAGCTTTACCTAAAGCCGGCGGCACCATGACTGGTAATATAGTCATGTCTGGATCAGAAACAGTTGATGGTGTAGATATTTCTGCAAGAGATGCCGTACTAAGTTCTACTACAACCACGGCTACTAATGCAGAAACTACAGCAAACGCCGCTTTACCAAAAGCTGGTGGCACAATGACTGGCAACTTAGTTCTGAGTAGTGCTAACATTACAATGAGTGGTTCAGAAACTGTTGACGGCGTAGATATTTCAGCAAGAGATTCAGTATTAACTTCTACAACCACTACAGCAAATGCTGCCTTGCCAAAAGCAGGTGGCACGATGACTGGTGACATTTCTCATGCTTCTAACTTTACTTTAGATATTGGTGGCAACATAAGATTAGATGCTGATGACAATGGTGAAGTTAGACTATTAGATGGTGGTACACAATATGGCGCACTAAAAGTTGACAGTTCAAGATTAAAAATTCAAGGCATAGTTTCAGACGCAGATATGATGTTTGCTGTCAATGATGGTGGAAGTGAAATAACTGCTCTTACACTTGATGCCTCTGAACAGGGAAATGCAATTTTTAATAAGAACGCTGTATTTGCAGATAATGGTAAAGCCCTATTTGGTGATGGCACCGACTTAGCAATTTATCACGATGGTAATGATAGTTACATAACCGAAGAAGGAACAGGAACTTTAATTATAAGAGGATCAACTGCTGTAAGAATTACAAATGTTGGTGGTGATAATATGTTTCAAGGAACTGATGGTGGAGCAGCAGAGCTATACCACGCTGGAACAAAAATGTTTTCTACTACTTCAAGTGGGTGTCAAGTTGAAGCTGATAAAAGATTAGAAATTGTTAATGGCGCTAACTGGTCAGGTGAACAAGTAGGTAAAATAGAACATCACTCTAACAGTATGTATCACCAGTTTAACACTAGTTGGATTGCAAGAAATTCAAGTGGTAATAATATGTTTACTCTTGATAGCTCTGGAAATGGTACTTTTAACGCCAATGTTACAGCCTATAGTGATAATCGTTTAAAAGAAGATATTAAAACAATAGACAATGCTTTAGACAAAGTTTGTAAACTAAGAGGTGTTGAGTACACACGAAAAGAAACAAAAGCTAGAGAGATTGGTGTTATTGCTCAAGAGGTAAAAGAAATCGTGCCTGAGTTGGTAGCTATAGAAAACTTAAAGTCAGACATAAACCCAGATGCCTTAGAAGATATGCATACAATGAAATATCAAAATACTGTTGGTTTACTTATAGAGGCAATTAAAGAATTAAAAGCTGAAATAGAAACATTAAAAAAGGATAAATAATGTTTTTTGGAGCAACCGCATTTGGACAGTCTCCTTTTGGAGCAGTAGGTGAAACCACAGAATTAATTACCGTTGCACCTTCAGGCGTATTATTAACACTTACTTTATCTAATGCGTATACCATAAACAAAACTCACTTTGTAAACGGTTTTACTCTACCACTTACACAAGGAACAGTAACACCGCAAGTTATTCCACAGGAAGATAGTTTTAATACAACTGTCTCTTTAAATTCACCTGTTGTAACTGCAGACGGAACAATACACTTACCAGCAAATAGTTTGGGAATGACTGTAAGTCTAGGTGCAACAATCGGAGTTAGTAAGTTTATTGCTACAGGAACAAGTGTCAGCACGACTGTAAATAGTGTTAGTCCTTCTGGTTCAGGTAATCCTACTATTAGCACAAATTTAATAACGTCTGCTGTAGGAACAGTTGCGTTGGGTCCTGGTATAACAGCACCGCCTGCTATTGATCCACAAGTTGCAGGTATACCGGCAGCTGACACAACTTTCGTTGTCACTGTAGTGCAATCAGGTGGTCAAAATATTTTTGTTATTGATGGTGTACAGAAACCAACACTTACAATGACAAAAGGTAGAAAATATATATTTGATGTAAGTGATCCTACAAACGCAACACACCCACTAAGATTTCAAACAACATCAGGCGTCGCTATTACAGATGGGGTTGTTATAACAGGATATCAAGGGCAAGCTGGAGCAAAAGTAGAATTTACTGTTCCATTCAATACTTTTGAAATTATTAGATATTACTGTACTACACATGGTGCCGGCATGGGCAACACTATAGATATTAAAGGACTGAAGGTAAAACTAGCTCCTGTAGTAGCTGTCACTGGCACATCCATGACATCTGCTGTAAACTCAGTAATACCAGGTATAACTGCTCAACCTTCAGGACAATCCATAACTTTATCTATAAATAGTGTAGGTCTTGGTTATGGTATAAATGTATCAGGAAACTCCATAACATCTGCGGTCGGAACAACTTCTACGTTTACATTTAGTGATGTAGATGATACAACTACAGCTACTATACCTTTAACCTCTGTAGACACTTCAGGGGCTGGAGGAAGCTCTTGGACTGAGGTAGATGAAACCGGAGCTGGAACTATTGATGAGAGAGAGGTAGCATAATGGCATCAAGCTATACAACCAGATTAAGAACAGAATTAATTGGCACAGGAGAGCAGTCAAACTCTTGGGGTAATACAACAAACAATAACTTTTCTAATATTTTTGATGAGGCCATATCTGCTGTTTATTCTAAAAACTTAGCTTCTGAAAGTAGTCCTTACACTTTAACGTATGGACAGGGTCCAGTTACTCAAGCAAACAACGAAGACAGACAAGCAGCCATTAGATTTCATGGTCACAATTCAGCTTTCATAATCCAACAAGAATCAAGTCCACAACTACACGATAGAATATACATTATAATAAACGATGGCACTGCTAGTGGAACAATACAAATGAAACTAGAAGGCACATCCACTGTTTCAGAAATTGTGCCTCCAGGAGGACGCGCAGTCATAGCAACTGATGGTACAAATTTTTATACTATTTTAAGTAGTGGTGCTTCAAATAAAAACTGGAGAACAGTTACAGCAGCAACAGACAATGTTTTTTCTGGAGAAAATATTTTAGTAGATACCACAAGTAATCAAATTACACTTACTTTACCAGCTTCAATGGGTGCAGCAAATGTAGGTGAAGAAATTAGGTTTATGGATTTAGCAGGAACTTTTGATACAAATGCTTTAACTATAGCTAGAAATGGTGCCAACATTTATGGAGCGGCGTCAGATCTAACTGTTTCAACTGAAGATGCTGCTTTTAGTTTAGTTTATACAGGAACGGCACAAGGTTGGAAAATAACGGAGAAATAAAATGGCGACATATGAGTCAAAGAAATATGCTACCATTCCAATAGCAGCCACACAAGTTGCTGACGGTTCCGTAACCAATGCTGAGTATCAATTTATAAATACACTAAGTTCTAATGCACAAACTCAACTTGATGCAAAATTAAATTCTGCTGGAGCGTTTACAGTTCAAACAGGAATGATCTTACCTTTCTCTGCAGCTGCAGCAAACATACCTACAGGGTATTTAAACTGTGATGGTGCAGCTGTTTCACGTACTACTTACAGCACATTATTTAACCTGATTGGAGTTTCGTATGGATCAGGAAACGGATCAAGCACTTTTAATGTTCCAAACTTAGCAAGTCGTATGCCGATTGGTAAATCAGGAACCTATGCTCTTGCTTCTACAGGTGGCGCTACAACTGCAACTGCTACTATATCAGGTTCTGTTTCTGTTACTGTGAATGATCACACACTAACTACGAGCGAGATCCCAGCACACAATCACTTAATTACTCATGCAGGTGGTGGTATCAGTGCAAACTACTTTCACCCTACTTATGGTGCATCTATTTCATTTGGTGATAACAACACATCAATAGCAACAAATCCTTTTTACACATACCCTAGTGCCTGTATGAGTGATACAGGTGGTGGAGCAGGCCATAATCACACTGCTTCTGGTTCGTTCGGAGGAGCTAATGATACATTTAGTATTTTAAATCCTTATCTTTCTGTTAATTTTATAATAAAGACATAACATGGCTACATACGAATCAAAAAAATATGCAACGATACCAATAACAGCAACACAAGTAGCTGATGGTAGTGTTAGTGATACAGAGTATCAACACTTAGATGGTGTAACTTCTGATATTCAAACACAGTTAAATGCAGTTCTTGGTGCCGGTGGTGGTACAATGACTGGTAATCTAAATTTTGGCGACGATGTCAAAGCAAGATTTGGAGATAGTAATGATTTAGAAATCTTTCATGACGGTAATAATTCTATTGTAAAAGATGTAGGAACAGGAGATTTAGTTTTAGGTGGTGACAATGTACAAATAACAAATGCTGCGTTATCAGAAAACCAAGCTGTATTTACATCTACTGGAGCCACTACGCTATATCACGCAAACAATGCTAAGCTTGCTACCACGTCTTCTGGGGTAAACGTTACCGGAACATTATCTGCAACAACTGCTATAAGTGGACCTTTGTCTGGTGATGGGTCAAGTATTACATCTATAAATGCATCTAATCTATCATCAGGAACTGTGCCTGCAGCAAGATTACCTGTTACCGGTAGACTTTTAAAAATGCAAACATTAGTAAGTGGTAGTAACTTTGATACCACTTCAGTTATTGCTTTTGACTCTTCAACACCTACTTCAAGTGAAGGCATTCAAGTAATGTCTCAAGTTTATTCACCGGTGGCAAGTAACAGTCAGCTGCTGCATGTTTTATCAAGCGCAGTTACAAATGCTTCACAAGGTGGAACTTGTATTTGGTCTATTTTTAATGATAGTTCAAACATTGGTGCTTTTGCAAATACAACAGGTACTAATGGAATTTGGAATCAGTTTACATGTCAAGCATACGAGGCAAGCTCAAACAATACTACAGGAAGAACATACACCGTAAGATTTGGTGTTAATACAAGTAGAGGTCACTGGTTACAAACAAATAACTACAATTATTATTTAAACGCAAAAGCCGTTTATACTATTTTCGAGATTGCCGCATGAGTATTACTATTATGGACGCAATATTGGCGATTAACCCGGACGCAAAAGTATCTATTAAACATGATATGACTATAAATCCACCTGCCATAGATGAGATTACATGGCATGAAGGAACTACGCCTATTTCAGATATTAATATAGCTGCAAAAAAAGCTGAACTTGAGGCTGAGTATAAGGCTAACAAATATCAAAGAGACAGAAAAGAAGAGTATCCAAGCATAGAAGATCAACTAGATGATATTTATCACAATGGTATAGAGGGCTGGAAAGCGACCATAAAAGCTGTAAAAGATAAATATCCAAAGGAGTAACATGGCATTAGTTAAAGCATCTTTTGCTCCAGGAATAGATAAACAAACAACAACCTATGGTGCTGAAGGTCGTTGGGTAGATTCTAAGAATGTTAGATTTAGAACAGGGTTACCTGAAAAAATAGGTGGCTGGGATAAAGTTATTACATCAACTCTTATAGGTGTTGCTAGAGCAACACTAGCGTGGGTATCAAATGCCGGTGTTAGACATTTAGCAATTGGCACAGACAGAAAATTATATGTTTATGTTGAGGGTAGAGCATATGACATTACACCCATTAGATTAGAAGCAGCGTTGACAGGTCCATTTGCCATGACTAGTGGATCACCAATAGTTACTGTTACACACACTTCTCATGGAGCGGGGCTCGGGGATTTTGTAACCTTTGATTCTTTTTCTACGGCTCAAGGTTTAGATATGAATCAGGAGTTTGAAATTACAGAAGTTGTAGACGGCAACAGTTATAAGATTACGCATACAAGTAATGCATCTGGCACAGCTAGTTCTCAAGGTGGTACAGGTAATGCTAAATATCAAATAAATATAGGTGCAGAAAAATCAGCGTTTGGTTTTGGGTGGGGTACTGGAACATGGAACGAAAGCACTTGGAATACACCAAGGTCATCTAGTTCTATTAGTCTTGATTCAAGTTATTGGTCGCTAGATACATTTGGTGAAGATTTACTAGCTATAAGAAATGATGATGCTTTGTATCGTTGGACTGTATCTGGTGGATTGGCAGCTAGAGCACAAAAAATAGCTGCAGCCCCTACAGCAAGTAGAGTTCTACTTGTATCATCTCCAGACAGACATGTTTTTTTGTTTGGAACAGAAACAACTGTCGGGACCTCAAACACACAAGATGATTTATTTTTACGTTTTTCTTCTCAAGAAGATTTTAATACATGGGCACCTGCATCTACAAACACAGCTGGATCTTTTAGAATACAAGATGGATCTAAAATTGTTTGTGCAAAAAGATCTAGGGGATCTATTTTAGTGTGGACTGACACAGCTCTACACGCCTTAAATAATATTGGTCCACCTTTTATATTTGGACTTAACCAAGTTGGTTCTAACTGTGGTGCTGTTTCTGCAAATTCTGTTACAGATGTAAATGGTGTCACATACTGGATGAGCCAAACAGCTTTCTATCAGTTTGATGGTGCAATTAAAAAATTAGATTGTACCGTGCAGGATTTTGTATTTGACGATATTAACGCAACTTCTTTAGGACAAGTTGCTATCGCTGTTAACACAGACTTTAATGAAGTAACTTGGTTTTATCCAAAAGCAAATTCTGATTTTTTAAATGCAAGTGTAACTTACAATTATCTAGAAAATGTTTGGTACACTAACGATGGTTTTGTTAGAACATCTTGGGTAGATAGAGGTGTTTATGCTTTACCTTATGCAACTTTTTATTCACCTACTAATTTTGCAACAAACACACCAGTGCCTCTTGGACTGACTAATGGTGCAACAACATTATACGAACATGAAAAAGGGGTTAATGATGATGGCAATGCTATGGATTGTCAAATTACAAGTGGTGACTTTGATATAAAAGAAGGTGATCAAGTATTTTTATGTTCTAGAGTCATACCTGATTTTAAAGATCAAAATGGTGAAACAGATGTAAGAATAGAATTTGCAAACTATCCAGCTAGTACAAACACAAGATCTTTTACATCTACTACAACGCCTACAACAAAATTCTTTTCTGTAAGAGGTAGAGGCAGACAAGCTAACGTAAAAATATCAAGTGATACAAGTGATGCTAACTGGAGATTTGGAACAGTTAGATTAGATATACAACCAGATGGAAGAAGATAATGGCTAGAATTAATATTACAAGATTACCGTTACCACAAGATAAGTTTGACAGACAACAGCAAGACATACTTATTCGTGAGCTTGAGAACATAATCAATCAACTTAACTTTACGTTTCAACAAGATTTAAGAGAACAATCAACAGCAAGGTCTTGGTATTTAGGATGAGTGATATATACAAAAATAGAAGTATAGCATTAGCCAATACAGCGCAAACGACACTGTATACTGTGCCAACAGCAGACGTTTCAACTGTTCCTGCACAAAAACCAGTTCAAGCAATTGTCAAATCCATACGTGTTTGTAACGTGACAGGAGGAGCACAAACAATAACTATTGTAAATACAGATGCTAGTGTGGGTTCAAATATAAATATTACAAGTCTTTTATCAGTAGATGCAAACACAGCTACAGAAATATTGTCACAACCATTAATTTTAGAAAATAGTGACGCTATAAAAGTAACAGCTAGCGCTGGTGGCGCTTTACACGTAATTTTATCTGTGTTGGAAATATCAGAATGAAGAAAATACAAGAAGCAAAAATACTGGGTACACAGATGGTTGAAGGCAAAGAAGTGCCAGTTATACAGCCAGAGGTGTATCAACGAATTTATTGTAAAAATTGTGATAATGAGGTAGATTCGGAAGAACAGGCAACCGGCACCTGCAGCAACTGTGGCCAACCCTGGTCAGTTCATAAAGCCAAAGATATACAACTAAAAGTAGTCCAAGTACCAATTGGGTCTGGAACCGGAGAATAATTTGAAGAATTTTTTTAATAAAATAGGAGACATGTTTGTACCAAAGGAGATTGCTCCTTATCTAGGTATGATCGCTCCAATGGTTGCACCGCAACTTGGAATTGTTGGAAGTCTGGCTCTTAGTCAAATGGGCTCTTTCAAACAACACGGTGGTAAGTTTGATCCTTTCTCAGCCGTAGCAACAGGCATAGCATTAGCATCACCACAAGCAAGAGCCATAAGAGCAGCGGGTAGATCAGGTGGTCAAGGTACAATCGGACAACAATTGTCTTCTGGAATAAGTGAAAGTTTAGGAAAAATGAGTTCAGATCCAAAAAGTTTTACATCTACTTTAGCTAGAGGTTTTGATCCAACTCAAGCTATGAGTGCTAGCACTGCTGGTGGTCATGGCAGTTTTTATGAAAATCCTTTTTTAGCTGACCTTGATAAATTTGGTGAATACACAGCTCCAGATGGAACTGTGATGGAGATTGATTCTGTTGCATCTGGTAACGCACGTCTTCAAGATCTTGACGAAAAAAGTTTAAAACGAGTTTTAGGAGATACATACGACGCTAAATACGGTGTAAAAGCAACAGAGGCAGAACTTAGAGAAATATATGGTGATGACGTTTATGAGAAATTTACAGGGGAAGAGTTAGCAGCAGCTCAAGATATTAATAGAACGGGCGGAAGTCTTTCTGAACTAAAAGGTGTTGAAAAGTTTGCAGCTGGCGCAGCGGAAATGGGATCTAATTTAGCTGGAGGCATATTCCCTGGTTTTGGTGAGTATGATCCTTTAACAGGACGAATGATACCTGGCACTTTTGATTTTGGTAAAGCATTACAAACTGTAGGTGTCGCTGCAACTGTTGGATCATTAAAAGCCATAGGTGAAGAACTTAAAAAACAGAAACAGCTAGACGAACAAAAACAAAGAGAAATATGGACAACTTATTTTAAAAGCTACGAACGAGCTGCCGGCAAACCTTACAGCGAGTCTAATTATCCAGATGCAAATATTATGGAAAAATTCAATAGATTTATGCTGGCAACTGGTGGTAGAGTCGGCTATAATATGGGAGGCGGCATCATGGCGGCCTCTGGTGTACCTCAAGGTATGCAAGTCGACGGACGTAACGGCACATTCATTCCTATGGGTGTAAAAGAGAAAGCTGACGACGTACCTGCCATGCTATCAAAGAATGAATTTGTAATGACAGCAGATGCTGTAAAGGCAGCAGGGGGCGGGGATGCAAATGTAGGAGCACAAAGAATGTACGATCTTATGCATAATTTAGAGGCACAAGTTTAATGAGCACGCAAACAACTATACAACAACAATTACCACCGGGTTACGTCACCGCCATTGGAGAATTATTTACTGACTATTTTACAGGTGCGCCTGATCAACAAACAGGTGCTCAAACTGCATTTGTTCAAGACAGTCCTTTTTATGCTGATCCTAATCAAATGTTTGGTGGATCATTTGATCCAACAACAGGACAGTTTACAGGTATAACAGGAGCCAATGTTCCTGCATCAGATTTCTTTGTTGCAGCTCAAGATCCTTTACAAATACAAGCACAAAATATCGCAACAGGTCAGCAAGCAGCACCGACAACTGGACTTGGTCAATATCAAGATTATGTAACACAAGCTGATCAAATGAATACATTGGCGCAAGGTATCGCTACTGGACCAGTTGCTGGAACACAAGCCTTGGCTGATGCAGCAGGGACCGTCGGATTAGCAGCAGGTGCAGCAAGTGCCGGACAAAACGCAGCCACACCTTTCTTACAACAAGCTCAACAGTTTGCAGGACCACAAGGGTTCCAACAATTTATGTCGCCGTATCAACAACAAGTTGTTGATGCAACACTTGCACAGTACGATCAGGATGCAGCTGAAGCTGCTGCACAGTTTGGAGCGTCTGCAGGAAGCGCATATGGTGGTGGACGATTTGGAGTAGCAGAAGGACAAATGGCTGCAGATACAGCAAACCAAAGAGCATTACTACAAGCTCAATTATTAAATCAAGGATTTATGCAATCACAAGGATTAGCAAACCAAGCAGTACAAAACCAAATTAATATGGGTCAAACTGCATTAGGTAACGCATTACAAAATGTTGGATTGTTTGGACAAACGGCAGGTATGCAAGGTGCTCTATCGGGCCAACAACAAGGACTGCAAGCTGCACAACTTGCAAACTTAACGGGTGTTGGTAATCAAGCATTAAATATTGGTGGCTTTGGACAAACAGGTATTGGAAACTTACTCAATACATTTACAACCATGGGTCAACAAAATCAGCTTTACAATCAAGCTATACAAGATCAGTTGGGAGCTCTTGCTTCAGGTATACAACTTGCACCTTCACAAACTATGGGTAACCTTGGTCAGTTCCTATCAGCTGCTTATGGTACGCCTTCATCTACAACTTATCAGCAATCACCAGCTCCTAGCACATTACAAACATTACTTGGTGGAGGTATTGGTCTTGCAGGTATTATAGGAGCTTTGACAGAAGACTAATGGCTAGGATATTAAATAGACCAATGTTTAGACGAGGTGGTAGTACAGGTGGTATTACAGCTAACCTAAAAAAACCTAGAATGGGTTTTGAACCGGGTGGAAAAGTTCCTGATTTTCAAAATATCTTAGCGCAATATATGCAAGCTCCTGAACAACCAAAAGGTTTAACATCAAGTGATTATCTTAGACTAGCTGCAGCAGGTGCAGAGATTATGGGAGCACAGCCAACATCAGATGGTAGTGGTTTCTTAGCCGCACTATCTTCAGCAGGACCAGCTCTATCAGGGGCAGCTACGGATATAGCAAGTAACATTTCTGCACGAAAAGAAAATTTTAGAGATAGAAAAGCTGCTTATGATGCAGCCATGGGACAAGCAGCTGTAGATCAAGCATCAGCTCAGTTTACTAGAGACGCAGAGGTAGAGGATAGAGATGCGGGTTTCCAACAAGATAAAGATATATTACAATTACAATTTGATTACGACAAACAATTACAAAGTATAGAAGCACAAAATGCTATTGATTTATTAAAAGAAGAGAAAAAATTAAGTCCATACGATTTTGAAAAAGAGTATGTAGATAAAGAAGGACAGAAATTAATTGAAGAAGCGATAGCAGCTATAGAAGCTGATGATAGAGCAACATATGAACAGAAGAAAAGTCAGTTTCTAAATGGTTTATATGGTGAAAGCACAAGAGCAAATACAGAAGAAAAAGCAAACCTATTGGCCGATGCTGATTTCTTAAAAGCAGTTAGACTAGAAGTGGATGCGATCATGGAACCAGGTGGTTCAGCATCAATAGCTGGCAACAAGTATTCTGGTAAAACAAGAGAAGAAGTTAGAGCAATGGTTCTAAACGAAACGTTTGGTAGAGTCATCAGTGAAATTTATTTCCCAGAGTTTAAAGCAGAAGGTGGTCGTGTTGGAATGCAAGAAGGTGGTATGGCAGCAAATCCTAACATGCGAGAAGGTGCATCATCAGCAGACATACAATTAACTTTTACAGAACTAAGAAAAAGATTACCACCAGAGGTAAGTGACGGTGTCATAAATTTAATTATGAATAGCGAACAAGCCATGATTGATTTTGCACAACTTATGACGCCAGAAGACATAGCAGTATTTAACGATAAATATAACGTAGATTTACAATACCCAACACAGGTAGCGTAACATGAGTATCTTCGATAAGATTAAAGAGCCCACAGGGATTGAGCTTGTTGATACTATGCTTGATCCTTACTTAAGAGGAGAGGGAGTACTTGCGGATACAGTTAGAGGTTTTTATTCTGGCGAAGAAAGATTAAAGAATATACAAAACTTTAATACTACAGAAAAACTGTTAGATAAATACACAAAGAAAGAAGAACAAATAGATAGGATGTTAGCAAACGAGTATGGTCCTGCAACTTTTGATAGTGCTGAATTTTTAAAAGGCGCAATGGAAGAACAAGGAGTAACCAGTCCTTATGACGTAGATGTAGGATCTGAATATGATAGGTATGTTAGACAAGTAAAAGACACAAAAGGTTTAGTGTTAGCAGAACAACTAACAACTGATTCTAAATATGATGTGTTTGCTAAAGCCACAGCAATGGGTGTGGCTGATGCAGGATTATTTATTGCATCAATGTTAGATGGGTATGGAGGTGATTTACAGTTTGAAAGAATGTCGAATGCTGTAAGAAATAATAAATACGTTGATTTAAAATATGCCATAAACAGAGAAAATTTAGCTAGTCTTTTAGGTAAAACTGTTGAGGAAATAACAACAAAAGATTTAGAAGACGCAGAAGCACAGATTTACGCACTACATAACATGTCACATTTAGGGTATGGTCTTGGAACTATCGGTTCTTTTCCTGCAGAAGATGTTTTGTTTAGAGGTGCGTTTGCAGCTTTTACGCAAGGTGGTAAACTTGCTTTTAATAATCCAAAAACTACAGCTGCTGTTGCAGGAGCTGCAGTTACTTCGCAAACTAGCGATGCTGAAGCTAGACAGAAAGTAATTAAATACGCAAACGAGCTAGGACAAGGAGATGATGTTGCAAAACAATCAGAAGTAGATCAAATGGTTGCAGATTATCTAGCAGGCAAAACAAAAACAGATAAAACTGACACTACACCAACAAAACCAGTAGTTGAAGGCGGAACTACCACAATAAAAACCAGAGCTCCGGGTGGAGGTCCTTATAAAAAAACAGAAGTAAGCACAGAGTTGTTAGATAAAGCTGCTGAGATGTATAGAGGTGAAGGTGTTAGATGGTCTGATCTAAGTTCTGGTGAAAGAACTCACTTATTTGACAGTAGAGGAATTGGACCAAAAATAGATATAGAACAAGGAACAATAAATCCTCTATGGAAACCAGTTACTAAAAAGCCTGTTTATGGTGGAACTACAGATGCTGACATTGCATACACGAAAGAATTAGATAAAGCCGCTGCTTACGTAAGTAATGGTGAAAGAACATACGGTGAATTTTTAACAGAAGCACAACGAACAGAACGAGGTTTAAAAAGAGGAAATACAGAAACTCAAGCATATCTTAGAAATCATTGGATAAGAAACAACAAATTTATTGGTCCAACATCTGCAGGAAAACAATCTAATATAAAAGCTGTTAAAAATGCTCTAGAAGAAAAATTAAAACGCCGTGCAGAAGCTTTTTACGAACAACACGATAGATACCCTACACAAGCAGAATTACATTTTAATACTTTTGGTTATGCTGTTAGAGAAGCTGCAGATTTAAATTTAGTAGATCACAGTAAACTTATAAGGAAGTTGGAAGACGATGGTATAATAATATTATCAAAAGAAGATGAAGTTAGGGTTGTTAAAAAAGTTGAAGAAGAAGATAATTTTCAAAGAGGCATTCCTGCGTTTGAAAATCAATATAATACAGTAGCAGAAGTTATCTCAAGAAAAACAGGTATACCTAAAGATAGAGTAACAGATTTTTTTCATAGAGGTCATTCATTAAGAGAAGATTATTTTAATAGAGTGCCCGTAGAATTACAGGAACAGGTACTAAGACCAAACCAACTTTTAACATCTGGTCAAAATGCAAGACACGTACACTATGAAAATACCATCATAGATATGTATAATTTAAAAGAAGAGGCTATGGGTTACTTAAATCAAATTTTAAGAGCCGAACGAACTTTAGATAAAACACAACTAGCAGCACTTGATGATCTTGTAGAAACTTTTGGCACTGGAGTTAAAGAAAATGCAAACAACCTGCAAAAGGCTCAGTCTGTTTTAAAAGGTATAGAAAAAAATTTAAACCAAGTAGATAATCAAATGTTAGAAGAAGGCTTATACACACCTATGTATGATCCTGTTACTGGTAAAGCAAGAACATTTGGTCAACCTGCAGGTGGCGGATTTGATCCACTTGATCCTAAAAGACCAAGAAGTGATCAAACAAGAGTGCCACCAAATATAGCTTCTCAAAAAGCAACCTCAGCAGATGTAATGAGTGCAGCTAGAAGACTAGAAGAAAAAATGAAAAGTGTAGATCCAGAAACAGGTTTGCCTACTGCTACAGATCAGTACGGCCGAGCATTACGTAAAGGGGGTAAAGTAAGAGCTTTTGGTAATGAGGGTGGTGATGAAGAAGATTTAAAAAGAAGACCCGTCTTTGAAAAATACTTAGACTTTAAACAAGATAAAGCTGGAACTCAATTAGGCCTTGAGTCTATGCCTGAGTCACAACAAAAACAAATGGCTTTCTTTTTAGCAGATCCTATAGAAGGACAACAAAGAATAGAAAGAGAAAAAGTTGCGGACGCTAGTGTTAGGTATAAAGTTATACCTAAAGACGATAGCATATCTTCTGTGCAACAAAAAATAGCAGAAAAAATGATAGATGCTAAACCTACTAAATTTCCTTTAACTAGTTTTCCAAAACTACTAACAGAAAACCCTTTAACAAAAAGTATGGATAGGCAAATGAAAACACCTTTCCTAATACTAGCTGCAGCTGCAAATGATATTATAAATAAGATGGGTGGCGATGAAAAAGAATTTAACGAAAGATTTCCTAGACTAACTTCTTATTTAACTTCTGGTTATCAACCTACTCCTGGCACGAGCCAAGAAGCAGCTTATATTGATGGCATAGATGAAATAAACAGGGCGCTAGAAACAGGCGTCAGGAATCTTGGATTTAATACCATGGACTTAGTTTTAGGTGGCATAGATCTAACTGGTTTTGGTGATGGTAGATTATCTGAACGACTAAGAGAAAATTACGAAAAGACAGCAAAGAATGATCCTGAAACTTTTATGGGTGACTTGCTTGCACTTCTTACTGAGTTTGGTGTGCCAGGTGGTTTAGTAACAAAAATAGTTACTAGAATGCAAAAAGCATTAAGACTAAAAGGTTTTAACACTATGACTCGTTACGTAGATGACGATGTTGTAGGTGCTGCAAGACTTGCTATGAACACAAGTAACATAGCAAAAAGAATGGGAACAGGTGCAGTAATATTTGGAGCGGCTGATTTTGTTGGTGGTGGTCCATACAGTTCACTAAAAAGAATGTTTCCAGAAGACGCCACACTATTGCCGGGCAAACCAATAGACACTACAGATTTATCAGGTGTAGAACTTGCTGTAGCAAACTTTAAAAACAGAGTTAGATTTGGGGCCGATGGAGCGTTGATTGGGGGATTATTCCCTCTTGTCGGCCCACCAGCTTGGGCCTTAACTAAAGGCACACTTGCATTGCCATTTAAAACATTGCCTGGAATTAACAGGTCTGTTTTTGGTGGCGCATTGCAATTAGCAGGAGTGCCATTAAAAATAGCAGCAGATTCTTTAGCAGGTAAAATACCTTACACTAATAAAACAATACCACTTGTTGGAGAAGGCATAAGTTATTTAGGTAAAAAAGGTGCAACAGCTGCACAAGCTACAGCTGCTTTTATAGGTAAACAAGTTTTTACTAGAGCTGCACTTGGTCTCTATGATGCAGCCTATGCTAGGTCAGGAATATATTCAGGCATGCGGCCAAACACTACTATGTTTACAAAAAACTTACCTAAGTTTGAAGATTGGAGAAGATTTTCTGTAAACAGCAGAGATCCTTTGCACCAGTATCTTGCAAAAATTGATAATAAATTAGCTTTGTTTAGAGACATAGGTAAACTAGGCAAAGATGCTTTTGCAACAAAGACACAAAGCGATCTATACATACGAGCAAAATCTAGAGCCGTAGAAAAATATTTAATAGATGTTGAAAGAATAGCATACAAGTTGGCAAAAGCTTTTGAGGAACGACATCAAAAGTATGGTGAGTTTGAAACTATACAGAAAAAATATTTAGATGATGTATTAGATTTCTTAGAAGGTAAAATAAGAGTTGATCAACTGCCTAAACAATTGCAGGTGCCAGCTAATGATTTAAGAAATTATACAAACTCATTAAAGAAAGAGTTTGGAGAATTATTACCTACAACTGATCCCATAAACTATTTATTACAAGCAGATATAAATGCTGTAATGCGTAGATCTTTTGCTGCATTTACGAATAACTCATACCAACCAACAAAAGAGGCTGTAAGAAATGCTAAAGAGTTTATAAAAAATTTAATTAAAGATAATAACAGTTTAAAAATGGAAGCAGAGCTGGCGTTTCCAGATAAATCTATAGCAGAAGCAATAGACGAATTTGCATCATTAAAAGTTGCTGACATTATGCATACAGCTAGATACGAAATGTCTGATCCATTTAAAGCACTAGAAAATATTGCTTTTAGAAAACTTGGATTAGATGACATATCTCTTGTTACTGGAGATGAACTACCTAAAGCAATAAGAGCATTATTGGGTGAAGAAAAAAATCTTAGATCTTCTTTACTACAAACAACAGGTAATATTATTGCAAGCACCTCACAGAAGAAAGCATTAGATCAAATTGCTCAAATGGGTCTGACTAACGGATGGTTGTTTAGATCTGCCGATGAAGCATTAGGTAAGGGCATACTAAATGCAGCACCTTTAACAGATGTAAAAGGATCTGGTTTTTTACTTAATGATGCAATTGGTTTGTATGGCACTCCAGAAATTATAAAACAACTTAGTGGTTACAGTTTATTTGATGGCTTCTTAAAAAGCACAATATATCAAAATATACTAGCAGCAAAAGCTATGGTGCAAGGAGGTAAGACTCTTTACTCACCAGCTACACAAATGCGTAACGTAGGATCAGCCGCACTATTTGCTCTTAATGTAGGTCACATTGGTGGTAGCGCAAGTGTACCACAAGCTTTTAAAATAGTTATGGATGACATATTTGGTCCTGGACGAAACGTAGACAAGAAAACACTAAATAAATTTATTGAAAGAAAAATTGAATTAGGTGTTATTGACGAGAACGTTGTTGCGCAAGAACTAACAGCAATATTAAATGATTTAAAAGGTGCAACAAAAGAAACCGGTGAACCTGTAATTAGTAGTTTTAATCAACTAATACAAAGAGTCGGTAACACACAGCTTAGCCAATACGTGCAAAGGTTGTATGCAGGTGGTGATAACTTATGGAAACTCTATGGTCACGAGTTTTATATCTCCGAACTTAAACAATTTACTAAGTCTATAGATGACGTAAAAAGATATTTTGATGACATAGTAGGTAGAGAGTTTGTAGAGATCAGCCCAAAAACTGGTGGCAAAAAGACTGTAATGGAAGGTATCGAAGAAATAGCTGCACATTTAGTACGAGATACTTACCCTACATACAGTAGAGTGCCACCTGCAATACAAGCAATTAGAAAACTACCTATAGGTAACTTTATATCTTTCCCTGCAGAGATGTTAAGAACCACAGCTACAACACTATCTACGTCACTAAAACACATTGCATCAGGTAATCCAGGTTTACAAGCTATGGGATACAGATCTTTGTTTGGTCAATTTAGTACACTATATGGGGTAAACGAAGGAGTAAAAGCTTTAGGACATACCTTTACTGATGTATCTCCAGAGGCTATGAGAGCTTACCAAGACGGACTAGGTCCTAGATTTATGGAAAACCATCTAATGGTGCCACTAACAAATAAAGATCCACAAACGGGTGAGTTTAAAGCGTTTGATTTATCTTCTTACAATCCATACGCGTATGTTATAGATCCCGTAGAAAGTTTTATACGAGAACTTGGAACTACGAGGATGTCTGTTGATCAGGTAGAGGGTGAGGTTTATAACAGAATATTTGATGCAGCTAGTCCTTTAATGGCATTTATAGAACCATTTACATCAGAAACTATTTTACTAGAACCTATGTTTGATATTTGGGCACGACAAGGTAAAGCACGTAATGGAGCAACTGTATTTAGTCCAACAGATGATTTTGGAGACAAAGTTAGTAAATCGTTCCGACATATTATTGGAACTGTAGCTCCTGGATTTGTAAGAAGCACAGGACAGGTGTTAAATGCATTGAGTCTAGATACAAAACAAGGACGATTATCTGAGCTAGGTGATGTGTTGCTTAGATTATTAGGTGGTTCAATCATAAACGTAGACCCGGTTAGTGCCCTTGATTATAAAGCAATTGATATACGTGATATACGATCTAACGTATACAAAACAGAACACTTTTTTAGTAAAGAAAATGCGTTAGAACGTGGGCCTGATGTTATGGCAGCAGAGTTTCAACAAATACAAAACGAAGCGCTTGCAGCTCAGTTTGAAGTTTACAAAATGTTTAGTCAAGCATTAGAATCTGGATTACTAACAAGAGATCAAATTGAACAGGTGTTAGGTAAAGATGGTCGTAACGTGCCAAACTTAGATAATTTAATGGATGGTTATTTTACACCGGTTTCATACTCTGAGTCTGGATTAGAACAAAGAGCAGATGAACTTTACAAAGAATATTTAAAAAGTGGTATAGTAATAAACAGAAGTGACTTACTACCACTTAGTAAACTTGACTCTATTATATTTAAAATGGAAAACATAAGATTTAAAGATTTAGTAGATCCTGATAGAGAACCTTTAGCTCAACCAAAAACTAGTTCTGATAATTTATATTTTGGTGGTCAACAACAAGAACCTGTAACTCCAGAGTTGCCTAACATGCCAACACCAATAGTGCCAAACACTAATGTAAACCCAGTCAATCCAGCAACTGGATTGACAACTACGGAAACTGCTTTATTATCGCCAGGCGAACAAGCCATAAGACAACGTCAAAAGGGGATGGCCTAATGAATGATACGGTAAAAGGCATAACACCAGAAGGTGACAGAGAGCACATTATTTCTTTGTATGGACATGTCAAAGGTGTAGAGCGTGAAATAGAAATAATTAAAACTAATCACCTTGCTCACCTAGACAACAAGATTACACACGTGCACGAAGACGTAGAGAAATTGGGGGGCAAGATAGACAAAATCTATTGGGTAGTTCTTACCACGGTGGGTGCCGTTGGTTTAGTGTTCATAGAAACTTTATTGGGGATGATATGAAACTTTCAGCAAACTTTTCACTAGCAGAGATGACTAAATCTCAAACAGCAACGCGCAAAGGTATTAGAAACGAACCATCAACTGCGCACATAGAAAACCTTATTCACCTAGCGGAGTCCGTCCTGCAACCAGTGAGAGATCACTTTGGTAAAGCGGTCATGATATCTTCAGGCTATCGTAGCCCAGAGCTGTGCGAAGCTATCGGATCTTCGACTAAGTCACAGCATGCCAGGGGTGAGGCAGCAGACTTCGAGATACATGGAGTTGACAACAAGGAACTTGCGACGTGGATTAGTAAAAATACGGAATTTGACCAACTAATTCTGGAATTTTATGATGAGGGAGATCCGAACTCTGGATGGGTGCACTGTTCAGCGGTGATGGAAGAGCCAAGAAAACAAGTGCTAAGAGCGAGCAAAGTAGAAGGACGGACCAAATACGAAAATATAATTCTCTAGATCCAGTCTTTGATATCCTCGCCCATAATTTCATTTGCAATGTTAACTTTATTCCTAAGTGATTTAACTATTTTATCGTCTACAGTATTTTCAGCTACAAAGTCAACATAAGTAACGCTGCCAGTCTGGCCAATACGATGAGCTCTATCTTCTGATTGTAATCTTTTTTCGAGATCATAACTGTTAGAATAATATACTACCGTGTTAGCAGCAGTCAGGGTAATTCCGTAGCCTCCAGTTTGTGGATTTCCTACGAAATAGCGTGTAGGGCCGTTTTTTTGCTGAAATAGAGCAATTTGCTTCTGCCGGAGGGTAGAGTCCACCCCACCGTGATATTCGACTGTAGAGGCATCTCCGTAAGCTTTTTTTAAAGCTTCGGCTATATTTTTTATGTCTTCTCTGTAGTTTGCCCAAATAATAACCTTGCCGTCAGTTTCTTCTAATAATTCTAATAGTGCATCAATACGATTGTTTTTTAATGCCGTAACTGTGCCATCATCTGCCTTAAAATTGCCACAAGTTATTTGGTGTAGTCGCATAAGCTGAGTCATAACATTTACAGTAGTCATAACTTCTCCATTATCAAGCATAGCTAGTGCCATTTGTTTCATTTGTTTATATGCTTTGTCTTGTTCTTTGGTTAACTCAACATATCTTTTTGTAAATATTTTTTCTGGTAAATCTAAACAGTCTTCTTTTAGTACACGATAAGAAAATTTATCTAGTATATCTGCTAGTTCATCGAGTCTTCTGTAAGAAACTACAAGCTGCACTTGTCGACCGCCGAAATTTCTTTTGACCATGTTTGCATAGCGCGCACGAAAACTATAGTAGGAGGCATGACCCAGGTGATGTGGGTCTAGAAATTCACATTGACTAAACAAGTCAAGAGGTGACTTTGTAACTGGTGAGCCGGTTAGAATTCTACGATATTTTGCAAGATCCCCTATTTTTAAAATATTTTTTGTTCTTTTAGCTGTCGGATTTTTGATTGTCGTAGATTCATCAATTCCAAATAAAGCTCTTCCAACAAAAATGTTAAGGAAACTTCGCGCAAAGTCCAGTCCTTTTGACGTAGAAAATGCTTCTACGTTCATTATCAATATCTTAAGTTTGTGATTATCTTCAAAAAGTGTATCTAACTCAGCCTGTTTTTTCTTTGTAATCGTCGGTTCCCATAATACTTTTGTATATTCTATGTGTTCTGGCATATGTGTGGGAAACTCTATTTGATCCCAGTTCTTGTATACACCTTTGGGTGCTACAATCAGAGCCCCTTTGATAGCACCTCTATCATATAGGATAGCTATATTATCGACGAGGACCTTGGATTTGCCGGTGCCCATCTCCATAAAAAGCCCGTAAGTCTCAGAAGCCCAGGATTTTTCTAAAGCTTTGAGCTGGTGCTCGTATGGCTTAGTTTTAAACTTATAATTTTTTATCATATTTTAATTATTCTTTCTTGACATTTATATAATGATGACTATGTTGAATGTCAACACAGAAAGTATGAAATGAGAAATAAATTATTTGAATTATACAGGCCAAAACAATTGGCAGAATTTTTAGAGTTTAACAAAGAAAATCCTAAAGAGGATTTTGTATACGTTTTACAACACCCTCCAAGAAATATAAATATTTTAACAGCATCTGACTATGGATATTTGGTAATTTGTTTACCAGAAAATTCACAGATGTTGTTTAGTCCACAACCTTTTATACATAAGATGAGAAAAAATTTACAAGATTTTAAAGAAACAGATTACATACTTTGTTCTGGCGATCCTGCTATCATAGGATTGTCAACAGCAATTGTAAGTGATATAACACAAGGTAGATTTAATTTACTGAAATGGGATAGACAGGAGACAAGATACTATCCACTTAGTTTTAATTTATTCGAGAAAGGAATAGAAGATGACAGAAATAAATTTTGAAGAAGACCAACAAGAAATAATAGAGAAGACTGATATTTCTAGTTTGGCAGGATATTGTAAAGAGCTGAAAGCTTACGAAGATGAGATTGCAGACTTAGAAGAAAAAATAAAATATAAAAAAGAAAAAGCAGACAAGATTAGTTCAGAGATAATACCTAATATGCTAGCAGAGCAAGGGTTGTCATCTTTGAAATTAGCTGACGGCAGCGCTGTAGAGGTAAAAAAATCTTACAGTTGCACTATCAAAAAAGATGATATTGAGTCAGCTTACACATGGCTTCGAGAAAACGGGCTAGGAGATCTTATTAAAAATGAGGTCTTTGTAACGTTCGGTAAAGGCGAAGATAACAAGGCGAAGGATCTCCTGGACCTTGCGGAGCAATCTGGTTATGAGCCACAACAAAAATCAAAAGTTGAACCCATGACTTTGAAAGCTCTTTATAGAGAGCGTGTCGAGGCCGGCCTCGACATGCCCTCGGATTCTTTTCATTTATTTGTAAAAGATCAAACTAAAATTAGCCGGAAAAAATGAATCATGAATAAGGAGAAATGAAACATGAACCAAGTAGCAAAAAAAGAAAAGTCAGACGTAGCTCTAACGAGCATGTTTGAAGCAGACGCTAACACAGGTTTTGGCAACATGGATCAAGACGATTATGCATTGCCATTTCTTAGAGTGTTAGGTCAACTCTCACCTGAGTGTAACAAACGGGACGCCAAATATGTGGATGGTGCTGAGCCCGGTATGATATTTAATACCGTGACTAAGCGACTTTACGATGGTGAAGAAGGAGTTAATATAATTCCTTGTTTTTACAAGCGGGAGTATGTTGAGTGGAGTGATAGAGGCGAGGGCACAAGTGCTCCTGTAGCTATACACACTGTTGACAGTGGAATTATCAAAGAAGCAACAAGAGATGCAAGTTATAAAGATAGATTACCAAACGGTAACTATCTAGAAAACACAGCATCATACTTTGTTGTCGTTGATGATGGTTCCCAGGCGTTAATTTCTATGAAGTCTACACAACTTAAAGTTAGTAGAACATGGAACTCAATGATGAACAGTATCAAACTTAAAGGTAAAAATGGTCTGTTTACACCGGCTATGTATAGTCACGTGTATAATCTTAAAACAGTGCAACAATCAAATGACAAGGGAACTTGGTTTGGTTGGAACATTGAAAAGGTTGGTCCTGTA